AGTTCGAGTTGAAAGCAGAAAACGCTGTAACCGAAGCGAGTATCGGTGACGCTCTTGACACTGACGAGCGATTGGAATATCGGTTTGCGGTAGACGGTCAACTTCCGGGGTCGCGTGCGGTTGGTATCGACTACGCTTCCGTAATTCCGTTCGGTACAGTAAATCGGAGTACCGACCTATCTCCGAGCGGGGTCGAAGATACGAGTAATATCATCACTCGCCGTATCGAACGGAGCGCCTACGAAATGATAAAGGAATTTGCTATTGAAGACGGGAATATCAGTTACGTCGATACGGACGATATTCTCTACTACGAACAGTCGGGTCAGCAACAACAGCCTTTGACTATCGACTTTAACTCTACCTCGGTTGTAGACGCGACGTTCGACCGCGACTATCAAGACGTGGTGAATCGGGTCACTGTCCAAGGTGACGACGACATTCGTGTAACCGTCGAAGACACCGCTTCAGTTGATTTCTATGGCATTGCTTCGCGGGAAGAGCCAATCATCGACAAAGAGATTCAGACCGAAGAAGAGGCTATCAATCGCGGAAACGGATACCTTTCGAGTAACGCATGGGACGACGAAGCAATTGAGTTCGTCATTGCCGATTCTGACTACAGCGACCTGACTCTTGGCGAGGATATTACTGTGAACTGGCCGCCCGAAAACGTTACAGGGACATACGTCGTCAGTAATGTTGAAACTGATAGAGACGGCTTAGTCACCGTTCAAATCACCAAGCGGGGTACTCTCTAATGGCCGCTGAAGACGAGTTCACGTCGAAAGAGAAACTGAAGTGGCTCGGCCTTTCCGAAGCCGCACAGAGTCTTTCAAATGTCGAATCCGAGGTGGGGGCACTCGAAGAAAACCTTGCGGACTACGCAACGTTCAAAGACCACCTGAACAACGGATTCGACATTGACGGCGACAGTAGCAAAGAGGCTCTGGATAGTTTCGGTGATTTCAATTCCTACCTACAAGAACAGGGATTCACCTCTTCCGAAGCCGATAATTTCATTACCAAAATTCAGCAGAACTTCACCGACGAAGACAGTAGTGGAAGCGAGTTTGATGAGTTCAAAACCTTCGCGTTAAATCAGTCGTCATTCGAGCAACTGAAAAGCGGCTTCGGTAGCAACAGTCAACTGACGAGCGAACTCGAAACTGAAAACGGTGAAGCGATAGCCGGTATCAAGTTCCACGAAAGCGGTGGTGTCACCCGTGCTGGTATCAGTGTTCCGGCTGGAACAGCAGAGATATTCGGTCAAGAAATCCACTTCAGTCAATCCGACGACCCTGTAGCCGAGGATACAGGTAGTAGTGGCGGATTCACCGTCTCGAATATTTCCGCGAGCGATACGTCCCCACTCGTCGGAGAAACAACGACGATTTCAGTTGACGTAGAAAATACCTACGCCCAACAGGCGTACTTCAGCGCTTCGCTCACCGAAGACGGGAGCGAGATTGCGAACAAGGGTGTAACCATAGACGGTGGGACAACACAAACCGTTAGTTTCGACGTGAGCAAATCGCTTTACACGTCCCACGAATACCGAATTAGTTCGTCAGACGCGGTGACGGTGTTTTGGGAACCGAGAACTTACAGCGGGTACACAATAATCTAAAACAATGGTTAAACGTATTGACGAGTTCGTTTCTGAAAATAGAACGAACATCAAGAAAATCGACGCGACGTTCGTCCCCGTTTCGGGTCAGGGGACTCAAAATCTCACCTTCAGCAACAACGAAATCGCCGTCACAATCGGCATTGAGGTTTCCACGCGTTCGCTCAATGATAGCCTTATCAGCGGACACCCCAACGGCGACGTACACGGAAGCGGTCAGGGTGTCTCTGCTGACCAACGAGGTTCGTGGAACACTGAAACAAGTAGCGTCCAGAGCGAAGACTTTACACAGGACGGAAGAGATTCTGTGGCGGAATCCTTGGCTGGGTCGGAAACCGCATTCCTTCGAGAAACTGCTGTCGGAACTGGTACGTCTACTGCTGTTCCAACAGACACCGCACTCGATTCTGAAACAGACAGAACTTTCGCGTGGGCCTATGAAGGCAACAATCCCAACGAGACAGTTTCAGAGAGTTACTTCCTGTTTGCGGAATACGGCGACCAAGTAACCGAATATGGCGTCTACAGCGGTGACGGGAAACTGTTTAATCGCGTGACTACCGCCGATATAGACCCAACGCTCGAAGAGGAACTTCAGGTCAAGACAACATTCGCTATCGAAGGCGACGGCGTGGGGAACTCCGCGTTCACTGACGACGGTGAAGAAGTAGTTGCACGGACGCTACGCGATTCACAAATCGTTGGAATACAGAAAATCGCGTTTGGCGACGGTGCTGTCTTACCGCAAGAGTCGGACACAAGTCTTGTCAACGAACTTTTTGCCAAAACAGCCCAGCGAAATCTTGGCCCCGAAAGCGTCACCGCGCAAACTGTGGTATTCTCGGGTGAGCCAGCCGGTCAACCGGTAGACGTAGCCGAGATTGGTGTATTTGATAACAACGACAATCTGCTGTGGCGAATTATAATCGAAGATTTCGAGAAGAATGAAGACGTGGAGTTCGACACCTTCGTCACGTTCCGAGTCAAGTAACGAGAGTAGCCGGATTAACCTTCAAGGTCAACGTCGCCTTCAAGGTCAACGTCTTCGCTGTCGCCTTCCGTGTCAGGAGCGTCTGTGTCGCCGCCGTCAGACGCTTCAGATTGCGTTTCTTCTTCGACCGTCTCTTCCCCACCTTCCTCGGGGTTGTACCCGTTAGCGTCTACGGTCACGCCGTCTTCGTTGGCCTTCCGGGCGACCATAGCGCGTCGGGCCGCGTCGGTCGCAATCTTCTCTCGAACCGTGTTCAGCACGTCACGGTCGATTGCGGACTCGCTGTAGATAGTCCGAACGAACTTCGTAATGTCGCTGTAGACCTTCTCGAAGACTTGTTCCCGAACCGCACTCGGACTCTTCGGGAGTTCACTGGCCTCTTCGACCAGTGCGTCCACGCCAACGTCGTCAGAGGCTTCCTTGGCGAGCGTAGACGCTTGCTCACCCGGAGCGAGTTCCGACATGGGAACGTCGCGCTCGAATCGCTCACGGACGCCTTCAGTCCCCTTCTGAATAGCGTCGTGGGTGCGGTCGCCACTGGACTCTTCGCGGAGTCCAACTTCAACGTCGCCGTGACGAGCGTCCTTGATTAGTTCACGCATGGCTTCGTCGTCTTCGTCTTCAAGGTCGATACCGAGACGAGCAATGCCAGTCCGCTTGATTACTTCGCCGTCAGTCGTGGGGTCGTCTACCGTCACGCCGTCCACAGAGCCGTCAGATTCGTCCGTGTCGGATTTCTCGGTGGTATCCGGGGAGTCGTCCGACTCGGTGGTTCCCATGCTCTCACGGTACTGCTGAACAGCCTCATGGGTGGTTGCCTGTCGTTCCTTGACCAGTTCATCGAAAGACGCTTCGTCCACTTCCACGTCTTCGAGTTCAACGTCTTCAATTCCGTCAGTGGTATTGAAGTGTGTTTTGTCGCTACTCATACTCTATGATAAGGTTATTGTGAGCGCCATATAATTCTTCGCTCGTAAAAACGGCTTAAGTCGCCTCTTCAGCCCATGAGAGGTAATCCTGAAACCACGGCCTGACTACCAACACAGGACATTTCTTTGGCGGATTTCTGATACGCAATTCTTCGATTTCTGAACGCGGTAGGCCCAACACGCCAATAGGGGTATTGGTTGACGCCGCTACCTCGAAGTGATACTCGTCCACCTTGACCATTATATCGTCTTCTTGCTCACCGGTCGGATAGAGTTCCCACTGAAGTTCGAGGAACGTTTGTTCGTTGACAACAGGTTCGTTCTCTCTCACCGTTTCGACCTGAAACTCGGATAGCAGATAACCACTGTTCCACGGTTCAAGGTGCATTCGTTATTACCCATACTGTGAGAGGCACTATGCCACTATGTACCTTGGGTCGCCTGTTCCTTTCCATAATAACTTTATAGTAGTATAGTATAGTTGCGGTTGCTGTGTTGGGGCGGTTCTATTATACAACAAGACCCTATAGTATATACTATATTATATATAATATACGATAATTTAACTATTAATAGTTTAAACTACGATATTTAACTACTATACATTGAACAGCACAGCAACCGCTACCGCAAGAGTACAAACGATAATTATGGCTAAAAAGAGAGTCTATACGTCTTGCATGGACTCAAGACCAGAGTCCGTTATATTGACGTGGAACTCAAAATCCCCTACTTCCGGGTGATTGGCGATATTAGCCTTACTGAACGAACCCTGTGCGTTCGACATTTTCAGGAAGTAGTTGACCGAGTGGTGGAACAGTGACCCGCCGTAGGTATTGTTCGCGCCACCGTAGGCTGAAGGGTTCCCGTAGACCTGTGCGGTCATAAGAACTGGCACTTCCAGATATTCGGCCATTTGCTCAATTTTCTGTAGGTGGCGTCCCATAATCTTCGAGCGAGATTGTAGGTCGCCACGGTTCTCGAACTCGTCCGATAGTCGGAACCGAGCGGTGAACGAGTCAATGACAACGAGAGCGCAATCCTCGAAGTGTTCACTCACCTTTCCGTAGGCCATTTCCTGCTGTTCAAGGTCGTATGCTTTGACTCGGTGAATGAGGTTTTGAGTATCCGCGTTGTTTGCCATGCTCTGAAGACGGTGGGCGCTGTATCGGTTCCGTTCGGTTTCAATATAGACCACGGGTTTCCCGGTGGCTTCAGCGGCGGCAACGAGCGCCTGAAACGTTACCTGTGTCTTGCCAGCCCCGGACTCACCAGAGATAGCGACAACGTTTCCCTGTTGCCACCCACCACCAATCACGTCGTCCAGTACGTCCATGCCCGTGGTGATATTGTCTTTCGATTCGTACTCCGCGATTACTTCGTCACCGCTCTGGACGATTACGGCGTTCTGTTTCGCACGCCGGATGATTTTGTCAGCCTTGTTGTCCGACATACCCTCGTCCGACAGGTGTTCGACTGTCGTTTGAGCAAGTTCGTCTACGCTGGATATACCAGCCGATTCGAGTCGTTCTTCGGTGACGCCGCCGACACCTTTCAAATCTCCGAGTTCCATACATCCGTGATTCGGCTTCGAGAGAGTTAGTTCTTTGGATGAATATGCTACAGTAGGGATAATGATAGCGAGAGGTGGGTAAACCCGAGTTTACGAACCGGTGTCGATTGAATCTGTGAATAATCCCATCCGAAAACACTATATGCCTACGTGGAATAGGACAAGACGCGACAATGGACGAAGACCAAATTGAAGAACGGCTCGCGGCTTTCGTAGAGGGAACGAACAACGACTTGGACTGGGCGTGGGAGAAGTACCACGAAAAACTCGAACTCGCCAAAGAGCGAGCGGGCGAAGGCGTTACGGAAGACACGCTCGCCCCGGCGGCTATCCAAATGGTTCGCGGCGAACTCGTCAAGGGTTCCCGCACGGGTGGCCCCGTGGAAGAGGTGAACATCCTCTCTATCGGTCAGAGTGGTGTTCAGTCGTGGAACGACGGCGACGGCGGCAAGAAGGACGTGCTGATTGCCTACGGCGTCGTCAACCCGGAAGACGACCCAGCGGGACTCGGCGTCTTCATTTGCGACAGCGCGGACGGCGTGGACGTTTACAATTGGAAGGACAAGTTCGGCACGCTCGAAACTCTGACGGGGTACTTCCAAGTGGACGAGAGTGACGAACTCTCGGGTGTCTACGTTCTCCGCACGTCGGACGAGGCACGCGTGGAAGTGGACGACGACGACATGAGCATGGCTGACCGCCGTGACTACCTTCACAACTTCGTGGAAGACAAGGCGGAAATCGCCACTATCGCGGAGTCGCTGTCTGTCACCAACTCCGACGGCTACGCCGCCGAGTTCGGTGCGGACGTGAAGCGTATGGTCGTGACCGTCGTGGACTGGTACGCGGGTGACGGGTTCAACACCTACACGGTGCTGGACGACTCCGTTGTGGACGCCGCTGAACTCGGTGACGACGTGGTGTCCGACCGTGGTCGCACGCCGGGTATGACTATCTGGTGTCCTGACGAGTTCTTCAAGTACGGGAACGACTCGCAACTCGAAATCTATGGGACTATCACCCGTGGCGACGACGGTCAGATTTCGATGAACGCGTGCGGTGTCTTCCCGCTCATTCCGTTCGACCAAGACGAACAGACCAGCGGTGACAGTACCACCGAGAGCAACGTCAGCGAACAGAGTATCTAAACATGGCGGACTGGATGGAACAACAGATTTCGGACGCGGACGACGGTGACGACAGTGACACCACTGTCGAAGCCAAAGGCAACGAAGAGTTCGCCAGTCAGATTCGGACGATGGTGGCAACCGGGAGTGTCGAAAAACTCTCCGTCTCGCTCCTTCGTGACCGGCTGGGTGAAGTAGACGACGTGGAAGCCCTCGAATCGGGGCTGGACAACGACACGCGGGAAGACGCACAGGAAGAGTACCGCGCTCGTCTGAACGAACTCGGAGCGCTCACCGACGAAGGTGAAGCGGATACCGAAGACGGTGAC